TCGCATCACCATCACCCTCACCACCGCGCAAGCGGCTGCCCTCGCTTCCGAACCGCTTGACGTAGCTTACGAGCTACTCCCACCGGCCTCTAGCACTCGCGCCGACTCGCCCCCGGTGCCTTAAGGGATGACGGACTGCTCGGCGAGTCATCTGTGCGCGCCTTATCAGCACGACTTCTCAACTGAAGCGAGGTGGGCGAGTGTCTTCCCGCCAGGAATGGAATGTCGAAGGTGTGGCGCTGTCAAACGCACCAGTACTCACACATGTAAAACGGTTCATGGCAGCCCATATACCGATGAAGTATATCCGGTCTAGCTAATGACGACTGCTTCGGCGCGCTTGACGCGCGCCTTCTGCTTCTGCACCGACCTTCGCCTGCGCGGCCCGCGCCTTGCGCGCCTTGACGCCACCGAGCGTCCGCTTCCTCAGCCGCGCAGGCGCCCCATGACGCATCTTCGGGGCAATCAGCACTTCTGCCCCGCCTGCGGCCTCACCATCGACCTTCGCACCCATGACAGCGCCCCCCGCCTTTCCGACGACGCTCGCGCCTGACTCAAAAGAGTTCCGCGCGATCCGCGAGCGGGCGCTCACTGACCTCTTCTTCTTCGCGGGCGTCGTCCTCGGCTACGTGGACCTGTTCCCGTATGAGGAACGAACGCACCTACTTTTGACGAGGTTCCTCGAACGGCGAACGGGCGCTCCCGAGATCGACGAAGCGCCCATGCAGCTCGCCCTCTGGCCCCGCACCACGGGCAAGTCAAGCATCGGCACCATCGCGCGCAGCCTCCAGCTTGCGTGCCGCAACCCCAACACCGCCATCCTGATCGCGAACGAGAAGGCCCTCACGGCGCAGGACTTCCTCGCGACCATCAAGGGCCATATCGAGCGGAACGAGTTGCTGCGCGCGCTCTTCCCCGAGATCGTGCCACCCGACCTGAACGACACGACGTGGAGCGGCTCGCGGGCGACGCTCGCGCGCACGACCAATCGGCCCGAACCAACCTTCGACACCATCGGGGCGGGTGGCACCGTCATCGGCAAACACTACGACCACATTATCGTGGACGACATCATCTCGCGGGAAGCGATGGAGAACGCGCGCGCTGGTTCATGGATCATCATGGACCAAATGAGCCGCTGGGTCAACCAGCTTCGTCCGCTCCTCTCCAACTCCGCACAGCCTTTTCCGACCATCTTGTTCCTCGGCACGCGTTGGTGGCACCAGGATACGTACGACCACATCGAGAAAGCCTTCTCGCACCAGCAGGAGCCGCTCCGCATCCTGTTGCACGTGAAACTGAGTGACGGCACCACGATCTCGCGCGAAGCCGAACGCAAGGGCGATCTCGCCATCATGCGGATCGCGGCCATCGAAAACGGCGCGGAGGTCTTTCCGAAGATTTGGCCCATGACCGAACTCGCGAAGCAGCGGGAAATTGACCCAGAACTCTTCGCGTGCAGCTTGATGAACGAGCCCACGAATGCGGCCGTGCGCGTCTTTCAGGACGAGTGGCTACGCTACTGGCAGTGGACGCAGATCGGACGCGATCTCGTCTACACGGCGGACGACGGCTCGCGGCGCTTCCTCGCAGCGTCGGGCATCCCGAAAATTCTCGTCTGTGACCCCGCATTCACGACGACGCCTTATGCCGACCGTTCGGCGCTTGTCGTTCTCGGCACCGACACCGAGCGCTCGAAGTACCTCGTGCTGGACGCGAAGGCTGGCAAGTGGGAGCCACGCGACCTCGTCATCGAAACGCTGAACCTGGCGAAGCGCTGGAACGTAACGCGCATCTTCATCGAGATCGTGGCACAGCAAGCGGCCCTCCTCGCGCACATGAAGGCCGAAGCGCTCACGCGCAATCAAGCGGTCTCGCTGGAAGAGGTGCGACCTGGCGGGCGCAACAAAGATGTTCGCATCGAGGCGCTGTCGCCCGCGTTCAAGGCCGGACACCTTCTCGTCCATTCGAGTCAGCACGACCTCCTCGACGAATATCGGCGCTTCCGCCCCGGCGTCAAGCGCCGCGACCTCCTCGACGCGCTCGCCTACGCCGTTGAGAAATCCCCGATGTATGGGCGTTCCCCGTACGGGAGCGCCACTGAACGTTCTCGCGCCCAACTCGCGTCCTATTGGGCGCGACGCGATGGGCGCACATTGCCACAACCGCAGCCAACAGGAGTTTTCTAACATGCCCCAGCACACTCCCGCCGAGCGCCGCAAGCGCCAAGAAACAACCCTCACGCCGCCGCGTGTTGGCGCGCTCGGCGAAACGAGAGGACGCGTGCGGCAACGACGCACGCGCGAGGAAGAGTTTCTGATCGAGGACAAGCCCGGCGTGCAGGTGCGAAAGAAAGCCTTCGAGACAGCCATCGCCTCGGGCAATCGCGCGCGCATCGACGACGCTCGCGCCCGTTACCAGCGCACGCGCGAAGCCGCGCGCAAAAACCTCAAGTGAGGATGTATGCCCCTCAAGTCCGGCAAATCCAAGAAGGACGTTAGCGCGAACATTCGCACGCTGGTGCATGAAGGTCGCCCGCAGCGCCAAGCCATTGCCATCGCCATGCGGAAGGCAGGCCGCCCACGTCCTTCTTCTCCTCGCAAATCACCTTGACGCGCATCTTTTGTGTGAAGTGCGCCTGGTTCGGACGATTCCTCTCCGAGGACCCGCTGTGGGACAAGCTCGCGAAGTGCCCACGCTGTAGCAGCCCCACGGACGGCGTACCGGATCGTGGAGGGTTATGACCACGAAACTTCCCGTGCCGCGCTTTGACACGTACGGACTGATCGCGCGCGCCGTCGAGGAGGGCGCCACCATCGGCTGGCGCCGCGCCTTCAAGTACACCGCGACGCCCACCGATGAGGAAGCAACTGCCACTATCGCGAGCGAAGTGATGAACGCACTTTGCGAAGTTCTCACCTTCGACGCGGGATGCGGCTGCAATGGCTGACAGCGTCAAGTGGGGTCGCGGGCGCAAGGAGGACTTCGTCCAATGGGCCCGCTACGAGCTTGAGAGAGTGCGTGGCGAGCGTTCGCGCCTCGAAGCGCGCTGGCGTGACTGGTTGACACTCTATCGCGCGCCCCGCAAGGAGGCACCCGCCAGCATCCCCTTCGAGGGCGCCAGCAACCGCATTTATCCCGCGACGGCAATGGCCCTCGACCCGATCTGGGCGAACTTGATGCAGACCGTCCATGCGCCGCAGAACTTGTGGACGGTCTCGCCCTTGAACGAGCGCTGGATCGACGCGGCGAAGCCCTTGCAGGACTACCTGCAATGGCTGGACCTGAACGTCCTCAAGATGTGGGACACCGACCAGCGCGTCTTCCTCGACATGCTGAAGCTCGGCACCGGCATCTACAAGGTCTCGTGGCGCTTCGAGCAGACGCGCGTCACCGGCTACGACGAGAACTTGCAGCGCGCCCAACTCCTCCGCACGATCAATCGGCCTACGGTCGATCACGTCTCGCTCGCAGACTTCTACCTTCCGCCCGAGGCGCTCAACATCGACCCGGACGCGCAGGCCGGGGCGGCGTGGTGCGCGCACCGCTTCCGTCTCCGTCCGGCAGCACTCGCTCGCCTCGCGAAGGCGCAGGAGCCCTTCCTGCCCAATTACGATGCGGAGGCGACGGCAATGGTCCTCAAGTTTGAGGAGAGCGCGCCAACCGAGCAGACGCAGCGCCAACAGGAACACGACAAATTCGAGACCTCACATCCGTGGCGGCGCGAAGTCGAACTCTTCGAGCTGCACGCGCGCTTCGACACGACCGGCAATGGCATCGAGGACGATATCATCGTCGTCTACCATTTGCCCAGCGCAACAGTGTTGCGTGCCACTTTCAATCCCTACACGCACGGGCGGCGCCCTTTCCATGCTGTGCGGTATTTGCGGGCGGACGGCTTCTACGGCATTGGCGTCTGCGAGCAGGCCGAAATGTGGCAGGGCATCCTCACGGACGTGACGAATTCCGCGATTGATAAGGCCTTCCTCGCGAACGCGCCCATGTTCGCCTACAAGGAGGGCGCCAACATCCTCCCGAACGAGAGCATCTTCCCCGGTAAGTTCTGGCCCATGACTGAGGCGGACGACCTTCGCCCCCTCTTCCTGACGGACAATCGCGGCCTCATCGACTATCAAGTCCTCTTCGGGCTGATGCAGGACGGCGTCAAGCAACGCACTGGCGTCACCGACCTCCGCATGGGCAACGTTGGCGCGCTGCCCTCGCGCACGCCCGCGACCACGATCCAGTCGCTTTTGCAGGAGTCGAACACGCGCTTCGACCTGACGATCAAAGACCTGCGTTTGAGCGGCCTGAGCGATGTGGGTCTCCAGGTGCTCCAACTCATTCAGCAGCAGGCGAGCAACGTCGTCAACAATCCTGACGGTGGACGCTTTGTCGAGCTGGCGGCCATGGTGCTCGGCCAGCCCGAAGGCACCTTCGTCCAGCAGGCCCTCGCCCTTCCGCTGGAGCCGCTGGAGGCGGGCGTCGGCATCCAACTCACCGCCACGAGCGGGACGAACAACAAGGAGCTGCAGCGTCAGAACTTCTTGGCGCTCATGCAACTCCTGACGCAGCAGCTTGCGCCCTTCTTCGTCCAAATGGCGATGACGGCCCAGCAAGCGGTCGGCACGCCCACTGGCGAAGTCGCCCAATCCCTGCTCCAGGGCGGTGTCGAACTGACGACGCGCCTCCTGGAGCAATTCGACATCCGCAACATCGAGGACATCGTCCCCAATGCGAACGCTCTGGTCCAGGCTCTTTCAGCGCCGCAGGGCGCCCCAGGTGGCGCCCCTCTTCCCGGTCAGCCGCTCGGAGGCGGCCAGCCTCAAGGAATGGTGGGCGCAACCGGCGGCGCGCCAGTTTGAGCGCCTCCTCGATGACTACGCGCTGACGCACGCGCACCGTCTGACGACGCTGCAAAACCCCGAGCAGACGAATTTCACGCGCGGCGCGCTTGCCGCGACCGCCGACATCGCGGCGGGCTTTCACACCCTATTGACGAAAGTAGAGGACGAGCATGCCCGACGAGACCTCCAACGCGAACGCGAACGCCTCGCCACCGGCGGCGGGGACGGCACCTCCTTCTGGGGCAGCCCCCACCGGCGCGGCTGACGCCGCGCCTGCGCCCGCAACCGGCGCGCAGCAGACCGGCTTCAAGTTCACGGCAGGCCCGAACGTCCCCTCGTGGGCCGTGGGCCGCACCGCCGAGGAAGTCGCGACCATCGCGGGCCAGCTCTACTCGACGCTGCAGCAGCAGATGGCAGCGCCCGCGCCCGTCGTCGAGCCCTCCTATGTGCCTGCGCCGCCATCGGCCCCGCAGGCTCAAGGATATAGCGCGCCGAGCGCCGAGGACTGGCAGAGCGACCCAGCGGGCGCGACCCAGCGCTACCTCTCGCACGTCGAAGCGACGCGCTACGGTCCCGTCCTCATGAACCAGCAGATCGCCCTCGGCCAGCTCGCGCGCCAGAACGTCGCGCAGGAGGAGCGTGACGCCTTCCAGCGCTGGGGCCCCGAGATCGACCAGGCGCTTGCGGGCATCGACCCCAGCCTCCGGACAGTGGATAACATTCGGCGCGTCGTCAACATCGTCAAAGGCCAGCACGTCAGCGAACTCGTCGAGGATCGCCTGAAGGCCGAGATGGCGAAACTCGCGGGCCAAGCGGGCGACACGCTCGCTCGCGGCGGTGCCGCAGGCACTAGCGCCACTGGCGCGACTGTGCTAAATTCAGAAGGACTACCTCCGGGCACCGCCGCGATGCTCCGTGAAGCGGGCGTCGATCAGGCCGTGCTCGATGAGTTCCTCATGAAGACCGTCGTCCCACAGCGCAACATCACCTTGCAGCAAGCCCGCACCGAGTGGATGGAGAAAGCCAAGAAGGGGGACGTGGTGCTCGAACACCGTATGCCGAGAGCGGTCCATGCCAGCTAGCCCACGCAAGCAGGCGCCCATCGTGCGCGTCGCGGACACGCCCTGGGGCGATCTCCCAACCACCGAGAACGTGGAAAGCCTGGACGCGAGCATCTTCGCCCTTCCCGGCTACAGCGACGAACGCACGATCCAAGAACTGGACCGGGCGGCAGGCGAGAACCCCTCGCCGCTGCCCTATCGCTTCCAGTTCGTGCGCGTCCAACGCGTGAACGGCCAAGACGACAACACGAAGATCGCGGAATACGCGTCGAGAGGGTATCGCATCGTCAAGTGGGACGAGGCCGACGGGCTCGGTCTCAACCTGACGTCGCCCGACGGCACCGCGCAAGTCGCGGCCACGCGAGCCACGGACGGTACGGTGCGCGTGGGCGACCAGCTTCTCATGGTCTGCCCGGCCGAGAAGGTCGTGCGCCACGCACGCGCCCTCGCGGAACTCCAGCGCTCGCAGTTTGAAGCGCGCGTCAGCGCTCCCATGGAGCGTGCCGTCAACGAAGTGAACACTGCGTCCGGCTACGATGGTCGGACCGCAGGCGCGTCCTTCCAAATCGTGGAAGACGACCCCACCGTGAAGTAACGCGCGCCAACGGGCGCGCGTCCTCGCAGTTCCTCTGACCAACGCCGCGCATCGACGCGGTGCGTCGCCCTCCACGCACAGGAGTTCCTCACAATGGGTCGTGTCATCGGCGGTTTTGAGTACCGCTCGGGCCCGTTCGAGACCTACCTGAGCACGATTTCGAGCACGGCGACGTTCCGCAGGAACAATCCGCTGACGCTCTCCGACGACCGCACGCTCATCGAGGCCGCGTCCGACACAACGGCCTTCGTGGGCATCGCCCTCAGCAACGCTGCTGACTCGCTCAGCGGCTCGCTCTCTGGGCGGGCGCTCGTGCTCAAGCTCCTTCCGGGGCAGGTCTTCGAAACCACGGTGCAGACAGGCGTCGCCTCCAGCGCCCTCTCTGCCGGGCAGTCCTACAATCTGGAGAAGAGCGGCAACTTCTTGCGGATCGACCCCGATTCGCAGGCGTCGCCGCGCGTCACCATCGTTCCCTATGCTGACGGGTCCACCGTGGACAGCGCGAACAGTTCGGTGCAGGTGAGCTTTTTGCTCGACTTCGTCGCCCCGTTCGTGTCCACCGCCTCTATCGGCATCTTCGCTCAGGACTAAGGAGATACTGCCATGACTGTCACCAGAGCGCAGTTCATCTCCTTGCTGGAGCCGATTCTGCGCGACATCAAGGCCGACCCCGACTACCCGCGTCGGCCCCTCATCTACCAGCGCTTCTACGAAGTCGGGTCGTCGAAAAAGGCGACGGAGACGCGCTTCAACTGGGCAGGCCTTGGAACCTTCGAGGTGAAGGCCGAGGGCGGCCCTGTCACGTACAAGGACCCCATCAGCGGCTCCGAGCTGAAGTTCACGCACGTTCGGCGCTCGCTCGGCTACAAGATCACGCAGGAGATGATCGACCACGAGCAGTACAACGAGATGCGCAAGCTCGAACGGGCGCTGCAGCTTGCGGGCGAAGACGATCTCGAAATCGCGGGACACCTCCTGCTGAACAACGGGTTCGGGACGACCGACTCGGGTGGGTTCGAGGCGAGTGGTTTCGACGGCCTCGCCCTCTTCAGTACGGCGCACACGCGGCTTGATGGCGGCACGACCCAGGCCAACCGGCCTTCGACGGACGCCAACTTGTCGTGGACCAGCCTCGCGGACGGCATCATCCAGTTTGCACGGTGGCGCGACCACCGAGGGGTGCCGCTGCGGAGCACGCCGCGTCTCCTCATCATCCATCCGAACGATGTGATGACGGCGCGCGAGCTGCTCGGGTCGCCCGACAAGCCGAACACGACCGACCGTGCGATCAACGCGCTGCGCCAGGACAACCTCGAATTCGTGTCAAGCGAGTACCTCACGGACACGAATGCCTGGTTCCTCCAGGGCGACGTGCGGGACAGTGTCTGGTACTGGGACGTGAACCCGCGTACCGCGATGGACGATGATTTCGACAGCGAAATCATCAAGCGGAAGCGGGTGCAGGGCTTCAGCCTCGGGCATGGAGAATGGTACGGGTGGTACGGCACTAGCGGGACCACCTAAGGAGCGTGCGACATGCCCGTTAACACGCCTCTCCTCAGTGACGCGACGAGCCACTTCGGCTCGGACGTCAGCGTTCGTGGGCTCGTGATCGCCGGAGGGGGGACTGCCCCCCTCCGCGTCTTCTCGCGGCAGACGTTTGCGGTCGTCGCCATGACGTTGACGGCGACCCGCTCGATCGAGACCACACTCAACTACAATGCGGTGACGCCTGCCGCCAACGACCTCTGCCTTATCGGCGCGCCCAGCGCCTTCTCGCTTGGGATCGCCGTCAATGCGTACGTCAACTCCTCCAACAGCGTTGTGCTGCGCTTCAGTAACGTCTCCACGGTGGATGCGGCGCAGACGGCGCAGACCTGGGGTATCGCGCTTGCACGCTTCAGCGTGTAAGGGGGCCTGATGGCCTACGGCCCCGTCAGTTCGCGCGTCGTCCTGTTCGATGGCCTGAGCGCCAATTCGAGCGTTTACACCTCGAACGCGCTGCTTGTGGCGGACGCGCGCCAGCTCACCGTCAGCGTCGTGACGGTCGGAGCGGGTGCGTCACGAACGACGATTCAGGGCAGCAACGATGACGGCCTGCGTGCCGCCATCGACAACTTCTCTGTGGTGACGACGATCACCCTCCAAGGTATCTACACGGTCGATCCTGGCGCCCGCTGGTTGCGGGCGCTTCGCAGCGCGCTCGATAGCCAAGCGAGCGTCACCTTCCAACTTCGGAGTTAGCATGCTGGTGCTGGTCGTCGCCCTCGGCGTCCTCGTCGCGGGCGCGGCGGCCCTCCTCCTCTACCTGCGCGTGAGACGCCGCCGAGCCGCCCTCGAAGCGGCCCGCGCGGCGTTTCGCTTTCGGGTCGTCGCATACACGACGTTGGGCGCACGCGCTCGCCAATGGTATGAGGGCGTAGCCCTCAAGCGCGGCGAATGGATCGAACTGGTGGACGGCAAGGCCGTCCGGGGCTTTCGACAGGGACGGGACTAACGTGGCGCTCGAAGTTGGGGTCGGCACGTTTGAATCGCTGACGACCGACTCAGTTGGCACGACGTACACCGTGACGGTCGGGTTCCAGCCCGTCGCGGGGATCGTGTTCACGGTCGGCCGGGGTGGATCGGCCGATGCGAACGGTGTTCTCACGTCGCGGCGGTGCGTCGGGTTCTTCACCTCGACCACAAACCGCGTGTGCGAAGCGACGATGTCCGTGCACGGCGCGGCAGCCGGGAGCGGCGGGCTGATCCACGCGAACGACGCGGTCGTCAAGACGCAGGTTACGGACTCGACGACCGTGGACGGTGCAATTGACGTGGATGCCATCCTCTCGACGGGCGTGCGGTTCATCGTCGATGATGTGCTGCCGGTCAATACGCGGATCGGGGTCATGTGCTTCGGCGGTGCGGACCTGACGAACGCGACGATTGTCGAGTTCAACGCGGGCGCGGCCGGTTCGCAGCAAGTCACGACCATTGGGTTCCAGGGCACCGTGCTCTTCTTGCTCGGCGCGCCAAACGGCAACGTGGCGCCGACCGTCCGCAGCGACCGCGCGACGATGTACTTCGGGGCCGCGACGAGCGCTGCCGACGAGCACGTTCTCAGCAATGGGATGGACCAAGGCTCGGCGGCGGCCGACACCGGGTCGTACTGCCGGGCGGGGGAGGTGGCGGCCGTGCTCCCGGCTGGCGTCGGGTCCCCGAGCGCAACCGGGATGGAGAACCGCGCCACGTTCACGCAATGGCTCTCAAACGGGTTCGAGATCAACTGGGTGGAGATGACGACCACGAACTACAAGCACTTCGCGATGGTGCTGCAGGGGGGTTCGTGGACGGTCGGGGACTTTCTGACGCTCACGACCGTCGATACCATCGTCGAGTCAGGGTTCGGGTACACGCCGAAGGGCGTGATCGTCCTGAGCGACGGCAAAACCGAGCCTGCCGCGGACGACCTGACGGTTGATGATCGCTGGACGTTCGGTGTGGCGGACGGATCGACGCAGCACGCGCAGGCGATCATCGACGACGACGGCCCGCAGACGATGAATGTTGCGACCGGGACGGACTTCGACAAAGTCTACAAGAATATGACGGTGGGAGGCTCAATCGAGGGCCTGATCTCGGTCACGACGTTCGACTCGGACGGCATCACGTTTACCCAGGACGACGCGGACGTGAGCGCGTACTTCGCGTGGTACATCGCGTGCGGGAACGCGGCGGCCGCCGTCGCAAGCTCGCCTTACTACAGCTCGTACTACTCGCGTGTGGTCGCAGGAGCACATTAGATGACGCTCATCATCGAACGCGACGAAGGCACGGCCGCGAGGCGGCGCGTTCCTTTCCGGCTGTTCACATCGAACGGGACGGCGCCCGACACCGGCGCCCTCAATGATGCTGTCATCGTCGCCGTCAACTCGTCGCAGACCTTCAGCGCCGCCTCGACCGCTCGCGCGCTCGAAAGCGCACAAGGCATGTACTGGCTCGAATTGACCGCCAGCGAGGTCAGCGTGCTCGGCAACTGCGCGCTTTATCACACGGTCGGCGATTTCCCACAGCACGTCGCGACGTTCAGCGTCGTCAACTTCAACCCCTACAGCACACAGTCGAACCTCGATATTCCGGCCGCCGAGACCGCGATCCTCGCGGGCGCCAGCGCCGACAGCGTATGGGACGAGGCGCGCACCGACCACATCGCGCAGACGAGCTTCGGCGGCATCCTCCAAGCCTCCACCGTTAGCCGCCTCCAGATCGCGGGCACGACGACCGAAGTGCGGCTCGGCAGCGGCGAGACGACGCTCGACGACTTCTATAACAAGCGTGGCATCGCGCTCCAGTACACGAGCGGCGACTGGATCACGAACATCATCAGCGACTACACCGGATCAAATCGCTCGGCGCGGCTCGTCTTCAC